ATCTACCTGTGGCCGCTGCCCGGTCGGGAGCAGCACGTCGACCTGAGGTTGCGCGGCTACCGCCAGCCGGTGTGGGACAACGCCGCGTCGTCCATCCCCGACCTCGATCCTCGGCTGCACGTCACCCTGTGCTATTTCGCCATGTCCCTCGTCCATGCCCAGCAGGAGGACGAGGTGATGGAGGGCGTGTACCTCGCCCGCTGGCAGCGTGACCTGACCCAGCAGCTGCGCACGATCATGCAGCCGGTCGGCAACAAGCCGCTCGTCATGCACGGTGGCGCTCCCGCCGGGTGGGGACCGAGCTTCGTGATCGTGCCGCCAGTCCCGTGAGCGCCAACCGCCTCCAGCCTGCTGCGCTGACCACCTTCGTCGGTGGACTCAACCTGCGCGAGAGCCAGTTCCAGCTGGACCCCAACGAGTCGCCCGACCTGCTCAACGTGGACGTCGATCCGCGCGGTGGGTTCACCACTCGGCGGGGATGGCGGCGGTGGAATGCCACTGACATCCACGACGTCTCCGATCCGGCGATGGACTTCACGCCGCGCAACGCCTTCTGGCACAACCGTGTGGCCGGGCAGCTGATGTACGTCGTCCACAACAACCAGATGTGCCGCGGCGACATGTCCGGGGCGTTCACTTCGCTGCTCGTCGGTCAGTGCAACGCCGAGCCACACATGGCCGACTGGGCGGTGTGGGGCGAGCAGATGTACTCCGTGCTCGGCTACTCCAACGCGCCGGTCCGCTTCGAGGCCGACTTGTCGATGACGACGATGACGCCCGGCCCGTACTCCGAGGTCGACGCACCGACGTTCAACGTCATGCCGCCCGCCCAACACATCCGTGGCCACGCCGGATACATGTTCATCGGCAACATCTTCGAGGCCGGGGCCACCCACCCCAACCGCATCCGCTGGTCGCATCCCAACCGACCCGATGCCTGGCGTGACGAGGACTACCTCGACATCGAGATCGGTGGCGGGAAGATCACCGGCCTGCTGTCGTTCCGCGACCACCTGCTGATCTTCAAGACGAACAGCCTGTGGGCGCTGTACGGCTACGACAGCGAGTCGTGGCAGCTGACCAAGGTCTCCGCCTGGATCGGTGCGCCGTGCTCGACGGCGATCACCGCGTCGGAGACGGCGGTGTACTTCTACTCGGCCAACGACGTCGGCGGGATCTACGGCTACACGGGAGAGGCACCGACGCACCTGTCGGAGAACCTCAGCCCGGCCTTCGAGGAGATCACCGCCTACGAGAACGTGTTCGTCTCCTGGGCCGGGCGACGGTTGTGGATCAGTACGCCGTGGGTCAAGGACTCGGTGCTGCAGCGCACACCTCCGGTAGCGCCGACGACCAAGGGCCGTCACTCCCGCCGGGCGACGGGCCAGTCGACGACGTGGCCGGTGACGTTGTTCGTTGCCGATCCCGACGTCGGTCAGGGCGCGTGGACGATGTACGTGTCGAAGCACGGCGCAGTGGCTCCGGTGGTCGATGGCTCCGACGTCAACGCCACCTTCCCGCTGGGGTTCATGTGGGCCAAGGACATGGCCATCGCCATCACCCTCGATGCGATCGAGGACAGCTACGACGACCTGCTCAACACGGTCGATCACGAGGAGTTCGACAGCTTCTACCGCACGCCGTGGATGAACATGAATCAGCCGGACACGAAGAAGTCGTGGAAGCGGCCACGGATGATCTGCCCGCGCGTGCCGCGTGACACCGAGGTGATCATCGAGACGTTCCACGACTATGACGAGACGTTCGCTCGGCGCACCAGGACGATCACTATTCCTTCGCTGGGCTCGGCGTACTGGACGGCGGGCGGTGCGGACGACGTGGCCAATCACGGGTTCGACTGGACCGAACTCGGTGCCGCTGACCCGCGTGGTGCCAACTGGGGCACCGAGCACATCGGTTCGGTGATGATCCGCGGCGGTTCGATGGGGATCGCCTCGGCGGTGCAGATGCGGTTCAGTCGCTCCCCGAACACGCCGCGACGCAAGTGGGGAGTGGACGCAGTGGTCATCAAGCCGATCGGTCGCCGGGAGCGCACATGAGCAAGATCCAATTTCAGTACGACATCCAGAACCTGACGCCAGCGAACGCCCAACCGGTCGAGGCCAACTTCACCAAGGTCGAGCAGCACATCAACCAAGAGGTCATCGAGCGCGATGGCACCGTGGCGATGCGTGCCCAGCTGAAGCTGGTCGGTGACCCGGTCGCCAACCTCGATGCCGCACCCAAGCAGTACGTCGATCAAGTGATCCCCGTCGGCCTGGTGATGATGTGGGGCGCGGCCGCTCCGCCGAGCAACGGCAAGTGGCTGCTGTGCGACGGGGCACCGCTGCAGACCGCGACGTACCCGGAGTTGTTCGCCGTGATCGGCTACACCTGGGGCGGTTCGGGCGGCTCGTTCAACGCCCCGAACATGGGCGGCAAGTTCCCCCTCGGTCCGGACGCCACCCATGCGGTCGGGGCGACCGGCGGCAGCGCCAACTCGTCGCTCCCGGCGCACACCCACTCGATCGACCACACCCACGCGGCGAACAACACCGGGTTCATCAGCGCCGACCACACCCACCTGGTGAGCGCGATGACCGGTGCATCCGACCGCGCCTTGGGAACGAGCAGTAACGGTGATCACAGCCACGTCGTCGCGCTCTCCGGATCGAGTGGTTTCATCGTCGATGGCCTCGGAGCCAGTCCGTCGGCCGGGATCGACCTGGGCGAGGAGAACGCCTACGGCTTCGTCCCGTCGACCTCTGTTGCCGGGGCACACACCCACTCGGTGACCGACCACCTCCACGCGTTCACCGCTAATACCGGTGGCGTCTCCTCCAACCACACCCACTCGTCTCAGACGCCGACGTTCAACGGCTCCTCAGCGCAGGCGGGTGTCGCTCCGACGGGAACGAACATGCCGCCGTTCTTGTCGATCCCGTACATCATCAGGTGCCGCTGATGGCCAGCCTCGAAGGCTATGGAGTGGTCGACACAGGGGCCTATCAGCGCGGCTCGGATGCCCTCAACTACAAGTTCAACACCGACTCCGCGACCAACGCTTACGGCAGGTTCCTCTCCCAGCAGCGTGGCAGCCGCAACCTCGGTGACCTGACCAAGAACTTCAACCGGTCCCTGCCTAGCGCGTACGCCGGGTTCGGTCAGCGTGGCCTGTCCGGCGGTGGCGTGCGCTCGGGGACGATGAACAAGTCGATGAGCAACTACCTGGGCGACTACGCGCAGAACTACATGCGCAGCCAGCAGGACTTGACCCAGGAGTTGCAGGGCTACGACCTGAACCAGGCCAACCTGTCGTCGGGCCTGCAGTACAACCTGGCTGACATGGAGACGCAGAAGCAGAACGCGATTGCTCGCGCAGCGCAGGGCCTCGAAGCACTGCGCCCGTACTTCGGGGGGACCTGATGAGTGGTACCGGATGGGGCGGCAAGCTGCCGAAGAAGCCATCGACAACGACGACGGCCAAGGCCAATCGTCAGTCGGGCAACGTGCCGAGCTACGGCACCGGCAACTGGACCGGTGAGTCGGGCTCGTGGCTGGAGCCAGGAACGGCGTCGGGCAACATCGCTGCACAGAACCCTGGGTTGATCGGTGATGCGCGCAACCCGAGTGAGGTCAACCGGAACATCTACGCGTACATGACCGCGCAGGGCAACGGCGGTGGTGGGATGTCGACGAACAGGCTGAAGCCCGTGTACTCCGGCGGTGGCTCGGGTGGTCGAGGTGGCGGTGGTGGCGGTGGTGGCGGTGGTGGTGCCGCCAACCCGATGCTCAACCAGGACCAGTTGGCCAAGATGTGGGAGCTACTCGGCAAGGCCCGTCCCGGCGCACAGCAGGCAGGTCCGGCATTCGACGCCCCGGACTACGCCGGTCCACAGATCTCCGCCTTCGACACGTCGATGTACGACAACCTGCGCAACCAGCTGGGCCAAGCGGTGACCAACGATCGGGCGCAGAGCGACCAGGCGTACCAGGCGCTGAGCGGGTTCATGGATCGCAACTACGCCAACAACCCGTACGCCACGCAGCAGACGGCGAACTTCGGTCAGGCGCCCGGCCAGTCCACCGACGCCATCCAGCGGATGCTCGCCTCGCAGGGCGCCAGCCCACAGATGACTCAGGGCGCAGCGGGCGAGGCAGCCGGAGCGGACCGGGCGTTCGGCAACCTGCTCGGCATCCTCGGGCAGAACCAGGCGCAGGACGCGACCAACCGTCGCTACGCCAACCAGCAGGACCAGGCCAACACCGGTCGGATGTACGACATGGCCAAGCTGCAGGGAGACACCGGCATCGGGCTGCAGCAGGGTGCGGCGAAGAACCAGTGGCAGCAGCGTTGGGACGACCGCGCCGCGCAGATCTACGACCAGAACTACCAGGGTCAGCTGGCCGAGAACCAGGCCAACTGGCAGCGGGCCAACCAGCTGTCGGACAGCAACTACTCGACGAACAACCAGTACACGAACGCGATGCTCTCGTCGGTGATGGGCAACCTGCTGCCGCTGATCATCCAGGGTGGCCTGAGCGTCCCCGACATCCAGGCACTGTTGAGCCAGGGTGGCACACCGATGTCGACGAACGTCTGAGGAGGCGACGATGTGGCCTGAAGACATGCCGGACCCCAGCGACACCCGTCGGTGGAGTCAGTGGTTCGGCCAGCAAGATCCCGGCACGCAGCAGCAGATCATCTTCGACTTCGGCCTGGGTGATGCGAACCAGCCCATCGCTGGCAACTCGGTCGGTGGCTTCCAGCCGGAGATCAATCAGCAGGGCTTCGGTCTGCTCGACCAGCTGTCGCCGCCGCCGGTCATCAACTCCAAGGGCGTCATCCAGCCGTCGGGGACCGAGCAGGTTCAGAAGCAGACCAACCTGTTCCAGGATCAACTCAGCCTGGGCACCGACAACATGCTGGCCGCGATCGCCGGACAGTTCGCTCCGACTGCGTTCACCCCGTCGTACGAGCCGCAGGGCAACCCGGTGACCCCGACCGGTCTCCGCCAGCTGCAGAGCCTGGCGAACACTGGCGGGTGGGAAGGGTTCATGGCCAGCCAGATGCTGCCGAAGGACTACGGCGGCGGAGGCATGTCCGCCAGCCAGGCCAAGGGCGCACTGCTGAAGGCGGTGATGACGCCCGACGATGCCGACGAGGGTGCGCTGCAGCTGCGTGAGGAACTGCGTGGCTCGCTGACCCCGCGTTACGAGACGCAGGGCGAGAGCGCCAACCCGACGGTCAAGCCGATCAACAAGGACCTGTCGACGGCGCAGGGTGTGGCCAACTCGTTCGATCTCTCCGACGTCGACGAGGTGTCTCGTGGGTGGCAGAAGGAACTGGCCAATGATCCGGTCGCTGGCTACACCGACCCGGTCACCGGGCTGAGCTACCTCGGGGCCAAGGAGAAGAAGACCCCGACGATGGAGTGGTTCGACAAGTACGGACTGCCCTACGCCATCAAGCAGTACAGCGACCCCGACC